TGATAATTCAAAATGGGGGAGGTAATATATAATGTATTTATCTGGATTTGATCGTTTTACGAAAGACAAAGAAAAAAACGAAATGTAAAAATCCCCGGGAGGAAAAATCAGATAAAGTTTTTAAAAAAGGAGGTTGAAGATAATGCCTAATTTTCTTACCGCGGCAGAGATGAACTCTCTTAAAGCCAAGGTAAAAACAGAAATGCAGCGTAGGGCATACAATGGCTCTATGACTGGGTTTGCGTCTGCATCGTACGACTTCTCCACAACTCCTGCATCTGGAACTAAAATTACAGCGGACCAAGGTAAAAAAGTAGTTGAACCTTTATTAAATATTAAAGATCATGGAAACTTGAACATTGCCGATTTAAAGGCTGGTTCTAAGATCCCATCTTCTTTCAATAATGAATTACTGTCTTATACTGACTCATTATCTCGAGAGCCTATTGATGGGGCTAGCTCTTCATGCCGAGGAGCATGCTCTGGACTATGTGTAGGGACATGTGGTAGTACATGCAGCGGTTGCAGTAGTTGTTCTGGCGGATGTACTGGATCTGGAGGATCTGGTGGCAGTGGATCAAGCGGATGTGGCGGATGTTCAGGCGGATGCTCTACTACCTGCTCTGGTGGATGCGGAGGATGTGATGGATGTAGGGGATCATGTTCTGGAGAATGTGGCGCCGCATGTTCTGGAAATTGTGGTGGAGACTGTTCTGGTGGGTGCGGTGGATGTAGTGGATGTGCTGGATGTGGAGGATCATGTTCAAGCTCATGCTCATCAAGCGGTAAAGGATCATCTTGTGCTGACTGCTATGGCTGTACTGGCTGTGCTAGTTCATGCTCATCATGTTCATCATGCAGTGGATGTAGTGGATGCAGTGGATGTAGTGGATGCAGTTGCTGTTCATCTGATTGCGATGGGTGCACTGGATGTTCCGGTGGATGTGATGGTAGCTGTACTGGTGGATGTTCAGGCGGATGTAGCGGGTGTTCAGGCGGATGCAGCGGATGTTCAGGATGCGGTTCTGGATGCTATGGCTCATGTACTGGCGCATGCGACGGGTGTAGTAATGGATGTAGTGGACAATGTAAAAACGCATGTGCAACAACTTGCTCAGCGACATGCACTGGCACATGCCAAGCTCAAGCATTTGGTGCAGTAGTATCAGGGGGGGGTAGTTGAGGCCCCAACAGTAGATCTGATTGCCAATGGCGAATGGACTTATGCAGTTAACATCAATTTAGTAACTGCTAAATCTGTAAGCGTAACTAGACAAGGAACAGAGTATAATTTTAATATTGATGGCTTAACGATTTTAAATCAGAAAACAAATTGGGGCACCACAGCAATAACATTTATTAATGAACATGATTCATTGCTTGACCCTTCCAAAATGAGTGCCAACGAACCGACTATAAAATTAGATAGCAAAAATGATTGGCATCTTGTTCCAGATTATCCAAGATATACTCTAAATATTAACAAGGGAACGCCATTAGCGTTATTCGCTAATACATATTATAGCGAATTACATTTTAATATTAAAGCATAAAAACTATTAAAAGAAAAGGAGTTAACTAATATGAAAAACTTTACATTAGAACTTAACAAAGAGACAGCTGACTATTTACAGAGACTTGCGTATGAGGTTATGACTAGAAAAGACGTTGTAGCTCATATGCTTGAGTCGGCGAAAGATGATACGGATGCTTCAGTGCTGGACTCAGTACCATTTAAGCATTATCACAAATTGCTTGAAGAGGCAGAATGTTCCTATGACGTCGCTAAAGCTGAGTTAGAGAAATCTCTGCAGCCTCGTGTTCTGGAGCATGAAGGAAAAGATGTTAAATTTAGATGGGCAGTAACAGACTTTTCAGAGCACCTCGTACACATTACCGTATTAGAGGGCTAAGACTATGAAGAAGTTCGAACAGTTTCAGGATATGATCGGAAGGTTGTATCCTGAGACAATTATAACAAATAATGCATCTGATAGAAGAACTTTATCTCGCACCGTGACCTTTCAGGTAACAGACGAGTGCAATTTATGCTGTACTTACTGCTATCAAATAAACAAAGGTAAGAGAAAAATGAAGTTCGAAGATGCAAAGAAACTTATTGATATGCTTCTTACAGGAGATGAGAGACTTGGAGAATATATCGACGTGAATACATCTCCGGGTATCATAATTGAGTTTATTGGTGGAGAGCCTTTCTTATGTGTAGATCTTATTGATCAGATTTGCACATATTTTTATGATAAGGCTATCGAGTTGATGCATCCATGGGCAACAAAATTCTGTATTTCGATTTGCTCAAATGGTGTATTATATTTTGAGCCTAAAGTTCAGAAGTTCCTGAACAAATGGCGCCATAATCTCTCTTTCTCAATTACCATCGATGGAAATAAGGCTCTGCATGATGCTTGTAGAGTCTTTCCAGATGGTACAGGGGCTTATGACGTGGCAGTAGCTGGAGCCCGAGATTGGATATCAAGGGGCTATTATATGGGCTCTAAGATTACTATAGCTCCTGGCAATGTTCAGCATTTGTTCTCAGCGATTAAGCACATGGTAGAACTTGGATATAAGGATATTAATGCAAATGTCGTTTATGAAAAAGGATGGACGTTGGATCACGCAAAGATCTATTATGAACAGCTCAAAATGTTAGCCGATTATTGGCTTGAGAATGATTTAGCTGACGATCATTTTATGGCACTATTTGAGAATGACTTCTTCAAACCAAAAGAAGAAACAGATCTTGAAAACTGGTGTGGCGGAACTGGTTTCATGTTAGCAATGGATCCAGATGGTTGGCTTTACCCGTGTATCAGATATATGGAAAGTAGTCTAGGAACATCTCGAGAGCCGCTTAGAATTGGGCACGTAAATTTCGGTATTGCACAGAGAGATTGCGATAAGAAGTGCGTCGAATGTCTCAATAAAATCGACAGGAGAACAGAGTCTAGCGATGAGTGCTTTTATTGCCCTATTGCCGAAGGCTGCAGTTGGTGTTCTGCATACAACTACCAGGAAAATGGAACCCCAGATTCTCGTTGCACTTATATTTGTGATATGCACAAGACCAGATCTCTTGCAAATGCATATTTCTGGAATAAGTGGTATCGTAAGAAACATTGGAAACAAAGATTCAAAATATACTGTCCGGATGAATGGGCTATTCCTATTATCGGAGAGGAAGAACTTAATATGCTTAAAGAATTAAGTAAGGAGGATCAAAATGAAACTTAAATTTGGAAACGGAACAACAGTTGATATCCGTAAATTTACAAGAGAGTATGCTCAGAATCAGTCAGGTAGAACTTATCTGAACATTACTTCAACATACGAATCCCCAGCAGTGTTTGACCGGATCGCTTCTACGGCTCGTAACGCCGACAATATATCTCATATGGAGATCACAGACGACAATGAAAATGTCACTACATTCGACGGGTTCAAGCTGGACAATGTTATCGAGATTCATGATGGGTTGTCTAATGACGTCACTATCAGAGCCTATAAGAACGACCCAGTTATTACAACGAACGTTGACAGCTCGGAATCGGAGTCTACTAGCGAGTCTTTGACATAAATCAAAATGGTTTAGGGAGGTGGTTCCATTGCAGTAATTCTTTACCGTCCAAGTGACATTAAAAGAAAATTTAATAATATCTCTAGACTTTTACTCGTTTGTGTCTAGGGATAAGAACATTTAAATCAAAATAAGAAAGGAGCTGTTTTGCTATGGATTATACACCAAACATCGACGCCCAAGGAATGCGACGGCCTATGGGTCCTGTAGACCAACCAAATTGGAATGGAGGACCAAGACTAAATCATAATCCCCAAGTTATGAATAACCAGACCATAGGGCAGCCTAATCTGGCAAACGCAATGGCAAATCAACGGCCAATTATTCCAATCAGAGGAAGGATTGTAACTTCAGAGCAGGATATTGTACCTGCAGAAATACCAATGGATGGCAGTATTTGTCTGTTTATGACAGAGGATTGTAAAAGCGTTATCGCTAAGCAGTGGAATAGCAATGGCGTTCTGCAAAGTATCATATATTCTCCAAGTTCGAATGAGCAGGCTCAATCAGAGTGTCAAAATGGCGATAGCACCGGAGAATTAAAAGCTCAGCTTGATAGAATAGAGAATATGCTCAAACGGCAAGGGCATCAAAATAAGTCGCGATTCAAGGAGGACAAGAAGAATGATAAGTCAATGTATTCAGCAAATGGCAATGAAGATTCTAAAGGAGAATCCTAATATTGCTAATAACCCTAATGCTCAAAGCATGATTAATGTTATTCAATCTGGCGATGAGAAAAGAGGACAGGAGATTGCAGAAAACATTTGTAAGTCTATGGGAGTAAGTAAAGAAGATGCTATCCGACAGGCAGAACAGTTTTTCCATGTAAAATAAGGAGGAAGTAATTATGTTTAATATGGGTAGTGCACCAAGTCTTTCAGATATCGCTGCTGTTACAAAAGATGGAAATGGTGATGGCTGGGGCATTGGAAACGGATGGTGGGTATTAATCATCCTGTTTGCTATCTTCGGCGGATGGGGAAATGGCTGGGGTGGCCAGGGACGAAATGGAGAGAGCTGTGCAACTAATAGCGATCTTCAGAGAGGATTTGATACCCAGTCAATTCTTAATAAACTTAATGGCATCAACAGCAGAATTTGCGATGACGTCTGTGCTATGAATACTAGCATACTGCAGTCTACTAACGCTCTTCAGAGTGCTATCAGTGACAGTGCTAGCGCTTCTAATATCGCAAATTTACAGTCAACAAATGCTATTCAGACACAGTTAGCTGATTGCAGCTGTCAGAACCGCCAGGGACAGGCTCAGATTCAGTATGATATGGCTACAAATACTTGTGCCATCACAAATGCAATTAACAATCAGACAAGAGACATTATCGACAATGATAATGCAAACTATCGTGCTCTGCATGATGAAATGGTCAAAATGCAGATGGATGCAAAAGATCAGACAATTGCTAGCCAGCAGGCTGCTATTAACAAGTTGGAGCTTGCAGCATCTCAGTGTGCTCAGAACCAGTATCTTGTTAATCAGTTACGTCCAGCTGCTGTTCCGGCATTTACAGTTCCAAATCCATATGCAAACTACGGGTTTGGATGCTACTGCGGATCAAGTAATAGCGGTTGCTGCTAATTAACGTCAAAATGATTAGGGAGGGTCTAGAAACGGGCTCTCCCTTGTATGGAGGTATTATAAAATGATTTTATTATCAAATACTACTGATCAGGTATTGACTGCTGGTCAGTCCATTACCTTTGACAAAGTTCTTCTAAAGACGGGTTGCGCTGAGTGTCATAGAGAAAACACCGGATCTGTCAAAATGAGAGCTAATGGCATTTACGAAGCTTCTTTTGCCGGCAACATCTCAGGTTCTGTCGCAGGTACTCCTGTCCAGATTGCTTTCCAATTAGGAGGCGCAACGATGCCAGAGACAACTATGGTTGCTACTCCAGAAGCCGCTAATGCTTCTAATAACGTAGCTACTTCAACATTAATCAAGAATTGCTGCGGGGACTACGATCGTATAACCGTAACTAATACTGGTACTACGGATGTAACTGTCGCTGCTAATAGTGCTTTTATTATCCGTAGACTTGCCTAAGGAGGTGTCGTCAAAATGGAAAAGATGAAAGATCTCTGTTCTATTAAGGCAACTCTTGTAGATTCAGTCAAGGAACAGCTTTCTCATGGAATTGAGTGTGTAGATGCTCATGAAATGGGCGAAGTTGTTGATATGATTAAAGATATTTACGAAGCCGAGAACTACTGCATGCAGTCAAAGTACTACAAATCGATCGTGGAGGCTATGGGAGATGGGTCTTACGGTTACAACCCAAATCGATACGCCTCTAGCGGTAGATACGCTTCAGCTGGGCACGGAAATAGATATGGATATATGCCATATTTAGAAGGTGAAGACTACACTATGCAGCAGTATCTAACAGGCGATTCAACAGAGTTTGCAGATCAGATGAAACTCCGCTTTGGTTATATGGATCAAAATGAACCAAAAATGATGAACAAGCCAGTTAGCGCTTATGGTGCTGCGTATGATTCTTGGTCTGATGCAAGAAAACATTACACGAAAACTGGCTCATCAGAAGACAAAGAGAGAATGGAAGAGCGTGGAAAAGAACATGTCGAGAAGGCCATTATCTCTATGCGTGATATTTGGAGCGAAGCAAGCCCTGAATTGAAGCGTGCAATGAAAACCGAACTTTCTACATTAGTAGACAATATGACTATCTAAAGAGAACTGCGATTATGGACAGATTCTCAATGAATGGATATTTATGGAGGATAAAGTTCGTAAACCCAAATGACAAAATGCTTATGGATAGGACTGGAAAAATGACATTAGCCACCACAGACCCAAAACTTGCAACTATTTTCATGTCGAGGAGCTTATCTGGTGCACTCCTCATAAAAGTTCTTATCCATGAGCTAGGTCATTGTGCTCTTGTTAGTTACGGTTTGCTAGACGATATTCATAAGGTTGTAAAACCGGAATATTGGATATTGGCAGAAGAATGGGTCTGCAACTTTATAGCCGATTATGGAGCTAAGATATTTTCAATAGCTTATTCTGTATTAGGTAATGACGCATGGATGTTTATTCCTTATGAGCTTGATAAAGTAATCGCATAAGGAGGAAGATTATGGGAACATTAGTTCTGCAAACGCTAGTGACGATCGTTTGCGCAGTACTTGCATCCTCTGGATTCTGGGCCTGGCTCCAGAAAAAAGATGATAAGAAATCGTTACAAAGTCAGATGCTCATTGGACTGGCCCACGACCGCATTGTGGCATTAGGGATGTCATATATCGAGCGTGGTTGGATCACTAAAGATGAATATGAGAATCTGAGAGACTATCTTTATGAGCCTTATAAAGCATTAGGAGGTAATGGCTCAGCGAAGAGAGTTATGGAGGGAGTAAATAAACTCAAGATATTTACAGTACCCCCAACAAGATCAAAGGAAGGAGAAAGTCAAAATGAAGTTAACGAATAAACAGTATGATATTCTTAAATGGATTGCATTGATCGCTTTACCAGCAGTAGGTACTCTGTACTTCACACTGGCTACTATCTGGGGGCTTCCATACGGAGACCAGGTCGTAGGCACTATTACTGCAGTTGACACTTTTCTGGGTGCTCTGCTTGGCATTAGCACAAGTCAGCATAATAAGCGTAAAGCTGCTGCGGCTAAAAGGCGATAGCATACATACGATGTCTCTAGACTTTCTATTCGAGGGTCTAGGGACGTCAGAGTATCGCTGGATATTCAGGGTGTGTTTCTTTTTCGCAAGTAATCCATTTCGTATAATAGGAACTAGAGACGTATTTAAAGGAGGTACATAAATATGAAAGGATTGTTAAAGATATTCAAAGATGGACGTTGGTTGATTACTATATTCCCAGTATCAATACTTGTAATTGCAGTATTG